TGCCAGGAGCCGGCGGCTGCGGGATCGTCGCGTTTGCGTACATAGTCCACCTCTATCCGATGCGTACCATTTGCGGTTGATACTGCCGCCTGGTCACGAGCTCAAGCGCGTACCGTAGCGCGTCGATCGTGTGCTTGTGCTCACTCGCCGCGCGCCCGTCGAACTTGCCGAGGTCGTCGATAAGGCGCTTGCAGCGCGGGTGAATGACAAAGTCGCCGCGCAACATCGCGGCCTGGAGCACGCGGTAGCCGTGGAACACGGAGCCGGCGGGCTTGTACGCCGTGTGAATCCTTCCCGGCCACGTCCCGATCGGGATCTTGAGCGTCTTTTCGAACGCCTGGACGAGCAGCGCGTTGCTCTTCAGCGCGCCCCCACGTCGCGACACGGCGGCGCGGTCGCCGACCCACCGGTCGATCTGCTCCCACCGGAGGCCGGCTCGCTTGATCATCGACAGGATCTGTGCTGCGTCGTCCTCGGGTGTCGTCATGCCGTTGGAGGACACCACGTCGAGCACGGTGATCCGGGGCTCGTTGTCCCGCGAGCGCGTCACAGCCACCATGACCGCCGTCTGCGCGCCGCTTTCCTTGCCGTGGTCGATGCCGATCGCGATCTGCGCCTCGCCCGCGGGCGCCTCGTCTCGTACCATCGTCGTCGCGTCGAACTGCACAAAAACTCGGCCCTCTGTGTAGCCCGCTTCCCATTCGCCGTGTATGCGTTGCGCTCGTTCCATCGGCAAAACTTGCGCCTCGAGGCGCGCGATGTCCTCGGCGCGGAGAAGCGGACGCCCGCCGATGGGCGTGGTGGCCTCGACGGTGAGCGGCGTGTGAATGTCCTCGACCTCGCCGGCCTCGACCAGCGCGCGGAGCCAGCCGAGCGGCAGGCCGATGGGTGTGAGCGTGATCGCGATGCGGCCCCGCTGGCGTAGGACGCGCGCGGCGAGCTCCGACCAGATGGACTCAGGTGGCGGCTCATCCACCAGGCAGAAATCGATTGTGCTCCCGGCGAGCGCTAATGCGCCCTGGTTGACGGTTCGGATGCGGAGGATCGACCCGTTCTTGAACCTGACGATGGGCACCTTGCCCCGGAAGCCCTTGCCCGGCGTGTATTCGCAATCGCCCTCGATCTGATCCTTCGGCAAGAGCTGCCAGATCTTGCCCTGGATCGACAGGGACTGCTCCCACGACACGACGACGACCCACGCTTCGATTGGCGCCGCCTTGACCAGCGTGTGCGGGTGCGCGCCGAGACACCGCCAGATGCAGTCAGCTACGCCAGCCCAGGTCTTTCCGGCCTGGTTGCCGGCGCGGAAGAGCTTGATCTGGCTTGTGCTCTGGAGGAACCGCAGTTGAGGCGGCGTCGGGCGGTAGTAGGCCAGCGGGTCAGAGTGCGCCCGCTGCCCGAGGACGTGAGCGGCAGAGGCGAGGGCGGAGAGACTCACGCAAACATCCGGGTCCAGCGTACTTTCGGGTGCGTTGGTTGATCGGTACGCCGGCCTTCCCGGTTCGTCCACTGACCTCCACTCGGACGCACTACACCGTCGCAGATCCACCCGACAGCGCGGAGCGAGGCGCCGCCCTCCTCAGGGAGTGTATAGGTCTGGATGCGCTCGAAGCCCATCGCCTGAGCTGCTGCCGCAGCGCGCCCATAGAGGAACGAGCACGCGTTTCTGGTGCCATCTGTGACGAGGCGCGTGACCTCCGCGACGGCGTACTGATTCACTGCCCTGGCCACCGGACGACCGACGATAACCGCTCCGACGACACGATCTCCGTCATAGGCACCGATACTATATCGATGCCCAACGACTGGCTTGTGGTGTCGATGCAGCTGACCGACGAGCTGGTTCGCCTGACTGAGAGTCAACGGACGCGCCGCGAGACTCACGCGCCACTACCTGCGAGGCGCACGACCTTGCCGCCACGTCGTAGATCGATCGCATCCTCGAGGCGCTCGAGGTGCTGCGCCGGCATGGAGGCCACAGCTTGCACGATGATCCCAAGCAGCTGCTCGTCGCTCATCGAGTCGTCGGGGCTCGACGCCTTCGCAATCTCGTCGTTGAGCATCTTCCGCGTCTCGAGCGCGCGAAGCTTCAGCGAGCCCACGGCCTGCCAGCTACCCGCCTCACTGGCATCGAGCGTGGCCTGTTCGAGCTGCTCCAGGCTCGCCCGCAAGTAGTCGGTATAGGCCATCGTCCCCGTAGTCATCGGGTCGATCGTCGCGCGTGATCCTCCCCGTCCTCGCTTGACGGGTTTTCCGGTTCGCATCGGTGCTCCTGTATTCCGTTACCGCGCCTTGAAGGGCGCTTCAAGTCAGCGGAGAGAGCGCAAAGGTCGAGGGGCTAACGCGGTCGGGGGGGGGTCGGTCGGTATGCACGGCCTACCGCCCGAGGCGGGCTATGGACAACTGCCACACCTGCCATACCTCTGCCATACCTCTGCCATACCTCGGCGCGAGGTGTGGCACGGCTAAGCCGTCGCGACTTCGCCACCGCATACGCCTGGCATTTAGCTACGCCGTCGCATGGCGAAGGTGTTGTGCCACACCTCCACACCTTTTTCGCCTCAACATCTCTAATCATTTTTTTTCTCTCCCCCTCGTTTTCTATGCACTGAGGTATGGCAGGTGTGGATCTAGTAGACGGCATCGAGCTCGCCACACCTCTGCCACACCTCTACGAGGTATGGCAAGGTATGGCAGGGATGTAGCCATGGCTACCGAACGCGAGCCCATAGGACCTCCCGTCGCCCATCGGCGCGCACCTCGCGCCGCTTCTCGAATCCATGGCGACGCAGGATGGTCGCCATTCGCATATCGTCGGAGCGGGATGCGTTCGTCCGATCGTTCCCGAGCGCTTCGATCCAGACACGCGACAAGGCGAACGGATGAAACTGCTCGCGTGACCACGAGGCGATCGTCGTGTCCCACGAGTCGACGGGCTCGTAGTGGTGAGCCTGCTCGGCTCGCACCGCGTCGATCTCAGCGTCGAGATACCACGGCTCGCCACGATGGTAGGCCTCGGCCGCCTCGGCGAAGAGCTCCTCGCGCACGAGCTCAAGCTCCTCGGGCAGACACTGTCCGACCTCCACGACGAGGTAGCGCCGGCTCCCCGTCGAATCGACCAGGAACTCGTGGTCATTGGTCGTCCCGACAAACACCGTCGTTCGGCGCACGTCGCGCGTGTTGCGACCATAGGCAGGACGGTAGCTGTCGATCTGCGACGACACAAACGCCTTGAGCGCCCGCGCGTCGCTGCGGCGCATCGCGTCGAGCTCGCCCAGCTCGTAGATCCACGCCCCCTCAAGCGCCGAGTACCGGTCTTTGTTGCCGAGGTCGATGTCTGAGTCGCGGAACCACTGACCTCCGAGCACTTTGCACGTCGTCGACTTGCGGGACCCCTGGACCCCCTGGAGGATGAGGACGGCGTCGGCCTTACATCCAGGGTGCATCGCCCGAGCGACCGCCTGAATCAGCCACGCGCGCCCGATGGCGCGCACAAGCGGCGTATCCGCTGCCCCGCAATAGGCCGTCAGCCACGTATCAAGGCGAGGGACCCCATCCCACTCGACGCCTTCGATCCAATCCCGTACCGGATGCGTCGACCGACGCGCCGCCGCCCACCCTACGGCCTCGTGGATGACCTGCGTCGTCGTGGTCAGCCCATACACGCGGGCGAGCTGCAACGCGATCTCGGCCTCATCCGAGTCCTCGACAGGCTCGCCGTCGAGCAGGACACGCTGCCTCAGCTCGCAAAATGCAAAGCGCCGCGCCCAAGCCGCATCATGCTGAAAGACGATCAGCACGTTCGGCAGCGTGCCCTTAGGCCGTCCCTCTGTGAGCACGACGCCTGTCTTCTTGTCGACGACGGGCGCACTCTTGTCGAGCAGCGCCCACGCGGTAGGGTTTGGCAGGGGGCCAACCTCGACCCCAAGCAATTCGGCCATGATGCCGGGTGTGATCGTCATGCGATGCCCCCGAGCCGGGTCAAAGGCCCGGCCCACTTGCAGCTAATGCGGTGATGGCAGACCGCTGGTCCGCCGTCGAGGTAAAACCATACCTCGGGCCGCCCGCAGGACGGGCACACAAGGCCATCGATATACGGTCGACTCGCTGTCCGGTACGTACCACCGGCGCGCTCGCCGACCGCCCGACGCAGCGTCTGGTCCGTATCCAGCGCCTCGCGGAACACGGCGCGGAGCTCCCGCGGCGTCGCGCTCGCCGGCGCGTGGGCGCGCACCATGACGGTGGTCGTCGGCTTCGGCTTCTCTTTCACCATCTCCACGAGCCATGCGGGCGCCTGGCGCGGCACCTCGTCGTAGGGCGCGCTCGTGAGCAGCTCGTATCGCACGCCGCTCCGGTGCCTGGTCGGCGGCGCGATGACATAGCCGCCCTCGCCGCGGACATCGACGCCGGGGGCGATGCCCTGGGCGTTTCGGACGCTGCTGCTCTCGGCGGTAGGCCACTCCCACCAGAAATGCCGCCCCCGACCCGTCCGCACGCCGACCGTCCGCACGAGCCCATGCTCACGGCACCTGTCGCGATACCACGCGAGCGCCTCGTCCCCGTCGCAGTCGAGGACCCATATGCGCGAAGCCTGGCCGGTCGCGATGCCGATTCCAGCATCGGGCCACTGGTCCCACCATCGCCCGACCTGCTCCACATCCGCGCTGGCCGCCGTCTGCCACGCGCCGAGGCGCGGGTGTTTCCCGCGCTGCTTCTCGGGGCACTCTGCCCCGCGCCAGCACGAGCACTGTAGGCGATCGTCGACCATGTAGAGCGGGTGCACGCGCAAGCCCGCCGCGGCGCACTGGAGCGCCGCCTGTCGCATGTCCATCTCTGTCTCGCCTTCCACCGCCGGGGAGACGCGCAACGAGGGCGAGGCATCGAGCCCCGCCCCCGTCGCGCTACGGGGGATCGCACCTTCTTGGGGTAGGTGTACGGTCGGGTTTCGGTTCGGCCAGCGGGCACTACGAGGTGCGGGAGTCGGTCCTTCGTCGGCACTTGACCTTCCGTTCGCTATGCGCGATCTGTCCTGCGACCGCGTCGACGCTCGGAGAGCGCGGCCACGAGCAAATCGGTCGTGATGGTGATGCTGTCGTCGAGCACGGCGTCCTTCGCGGCGGAGTCCGCAGCTGCCGCCAGATCCGCATAGCTCAGCCCGGTAGCAGCCGCCTGAACCTCGTTCCAGTCGAGTCCGGTCGTGTCGAACGACGCGAGGCGGTTCCGCAGCGCCTCGGCAGCGAGGGCGGGTGAAGGGCTGTCGTACGCCACGACGACGTCGAAGCGTCGGAACAGCGCGCTGTCGAGGGACTGGGCGTGGTTCGTCGCCGCGACGACGAGGCTCCGCGAGTCGTCCTGTTCCAGGAACTGGAGAAACGAGTTCAGGACTCGACGGATCTCTCCAACGTCGTTGCCCGTCAT